CTTTGGACGTGGATTTTCAATTCCTCCAAAATTAGTTGTTCTTGATGGTAGAACTAATAAGATTGTTTCTGATGTTGATTTAAAAGTAACTGTAGGAAAATCAAATGTAGAGATTCTTGAAAACACAAAAGGAATGAATGCTGTTGCTCCAACCATTATTCCAACTGAAAGTGGGGCTGGAGTTGGTATTAATAGTATTGTTTATTCATCTTCAGGAATAGCAACAGCAACTTTATCCGTAGGATTTAGTACAGTCAATTCTTTCCCATTTACTACTGGAGATAAAGTTTTAATTGAAAATGTAAGTGTTGGTGTTGGATCAACTGGTAAGGGGTATAACTCTTCTGCATATGATTATCAGTTGTTTACTGTAACTTCAACCAATGAAAATCTTGGTGGTATTGGAGATGTATCATTTGATATGTCTGAGTTTACTTCTAGTGGGGAAATTGTAGGTACATTTGATTCTGTAAATTCTTCAGGAAAAATTCTTGCTCAGAAACATTTTCCATCCTTTGAGGTAGAACTGAATACAAATAATTATATTGTAGGAGAACCTGCAATTTCTGATTCGGCAAAAGGAATTGTAGATAGTTGGAATAGTAAAACTGGTATTCTTAGAGTTTCTTCTTCTGAAAAATTTGTTATTGGGGAGATTGTAGAAGGATCTAGTTCCAAAACTCAAGGAATCGCATCTTCTATAGAATGTTTTGATGTTTATATAAATTTAGATGCATTTTCAAAAGATATCAAAGGATGGCAAAATGATATTGGATTCTTAAATAATGACCTTCAAAAAATTCAAGATAGTTTTTATTATCAAAACTTCTCATACTCTTTAAAATCAAAAGTTCCATATTCCACTTGGGAGGATTCGGTTGCTAGTCTCAATCATACTTTAGGATTTAAAAAATTCTCTGATTATCAACTGGAAACAAAAAACACTAATGTAATGTCTGTTGGACTTACAACAAATACTACAAGTGTTAATGCAGTCAATCAACTTGACGGATTTGCAAGTTTAAATTGCGTCTATGATTTTGATTTAGTTACTGAAAATAATTTATCTCAAAATTCTAAGTTTATTTCTAATGAAATTATATTTTCAAATAGAATTTTAACGGATTATTTCGAATCTATTGGAAATAGAGTTTTATCAATTGATGATATTAGTGGTCAGTTTAATAGTAATCCAAGACCAACGGATTTTAGTATTGTTGATACATTTGCAATCACATCAAATAGATTCCAAAAATATATTACTTACATAAGAGATAAGAGATTTGTAGCTCAAAGACAATTGATGCTTGTTGATCTTCTTCATGACAATTCTAGAGCATACATGAATCAATATGCTAGAGTTGAAACTGCATATGATCAAGGTTCTTTTGACTTCTCGATTACTGGAACTGATGGACGTTTGGAATTCCACCCAGTCAACTCTTCAGTTAATGATTATGATGTCTCTACACTTTCATATAATTTGGATGATGTTGTACTTGGAACCGGCAGTACAAGTCTTGGTGGAGTTGTTCTAATTGATACTGATAGTATTGAAATACCATCAAATACAACTAAGACAATTGTTTCAATTGGACACACATATTCAAGTGCAAAAGTTCTAGTTAATATTAATCCAGACATTTCAAGAAATGATGAATTTGAAGCAACTGAATTAAATATTATTCATAAAGGATCTGATATTGAATTGTTAGAGTATGGAAGATTGTCAACGAGTATTGGAGAGTATTCTGAAACTGGTCTTGGAACATATCATGCATATATTGACGGAACTAATCTAAAAGTAGATTTTATTCCAACTGCTGTTGGTATTGCAACAACTGGAGCAATAAACACTATTGTTGTTGGACTTTCTAGTAATACTTTTACAGGAATTGGCACAATAAATCTCAGAAGATCTCAAATTGAAGGAAGAACTACTACCATACCTTCATCGGGATCTCCTGGAATTAATACCGTTGCCGACTATCCAAATAATTTTGATGGAGCATATTTTGTAGTTCAAGTTACTGATACGACCAACTCTTCAATTCAGTTGTCTGAAATAGTGGTTGTTGATGATTATGTTGATACTACTCAAGGTCGTGAAACTTACATGACTGAATATGCAAATATCGAAACTGCTTCTGGTCTTGGAACCTTTGGATCTAGAGTTTCTGCAGCAGGAACTGTATCTCTTGTATTTACTCCAAATGCAAGTATTAATACAGTGGTCAATGTATGCATGAATGCTTTATCTGTAAATGAAAATACTGATTTAGCATCTGAAATATCTTTTACAAATGCAACTATTAATGATTCTATTGGAGAATATTTTGGAACAGATAATGATATTAAGAGAGAATTTGAACTAACTCATGAAAATGAAAAAATCTTTGAAAGATATTTCTTAGGTAATAGTAGTGATGTTATAAATGTAACAACCAACTCTATTAAAATTCCAAATCATTTCTTTGTGAGTGGAGAAAAAATTAGATATAATCATGTAGGAACGGCTTCATCTGCCATTGGTATTGCGACAGCAAGTTTTGTTGGAACTTCTAACACCACATTCCTTCCAGATGAAAATTTATATGCTGTAAAAGTTGATGACAATTTAATTAAAATTGCAACCAGTGCAGAAAATGCACTCAAATCGATACCAGTAGTTGTAGATCTTGAAAGTGTTGGTATTGGAACTTCTCATAGATTCATAGCAACAAATCAAAATGCTAAAGTTATTGTTGCTATTGACAATGTTATTCAGTCTCCTGTTGTATCTACAGCAGTAACAACAGTACTTGCTGATCGAGTTCAATCTGTTGATAATGTAATTAAATTTAGCGGAATTACATCTTTCTTTGGATCTGATATTATTCAGATTGGTAATGAGATTATGAAGATAGAAGGTGTAGGTATTGGAAGTACAAATACCATTAGAGTTCGTAGACCTTGGTTGGGAACTGTCTTGTCTGGATATGGGACGGGAACTCTTGTAACTAAAATTTCTGGCAATTATAATATTATTGATAATATTTTAAACTTTGTAGAAGCACCATTTGGAAATGTTCCAATTGGATCTACCACAAATCCACCAGATGAAAGAGATTGGACTGGTATAACAACAAGTTCTAGTTTCCAAGGTAGAAGTTTTATGAGATCTGGAGTACAAAATACTTCTGATGATTCTTATCATAAAAATTATATTTTTGATAATATATCAAGTCAATTTAATGCTGTTTCAAACGAATTTACTTTGGAACAAAATGATTCAAATGTTTCTGGAATTTCCACTGAGAATGCAGTTATTTTAGTTAATGATGTTTTCCAAACACCTGGATTGAATAGTGGATACGTAATTGCAGAATCATCGGGTATTTCTTCAATCGCTTTCCAAGGAACTAATACAGTTCCACTTGGTCCCGATGTAGGTATTTCTAGTTTTCCTAAAGGGGGAATTATTGTTTCAGTAGGTTCAGATGCAGGTCTTGGATATCAACCTCTAATTTCTGCTGGAGGAACTGCTGTAATTTCTGGTCTTGGAACTATTTCTTCGATTAGTATTGGAAATAGTGGTTCTGGTTATAGGGTTGGAATTCAAACTATAGTTAATGTTGGTGTTGGAACTTCTAGCACTGGAACTGGAAACATTGAATTTATCGGAACCGCTGCTATTAGTGGTGGTAATATTGTAAGTGTAGCGATTACAAATCCAGGATCTGGATACACATCAACAAATCAACCATTTGTTGTATTTGATGACCCATTAAGTTATTCAAATATTCCATTACAATATTCTTCCAGTTCCGTTGGTATTGGAACCAGTGCCGTAGTTGATATTGTTGTTGGTCAAGGATCAAGTGTTATTGATTTTACAATTAAAAATACTGGATATGGATTTGGAAATGGTGAAATATTAACTGTTCCAATTGGTGGATCTACAGGAATACCAACAACTTCATCCTTCTCTGAGTTTAAAATTACCATAGATGAAGTTATTAATGACAAATTTGCTGGTTGGTCTATTGGACAATTGCAAGTTTTAGACGATATTAATGATTTTATTGATGGATCTAGAAAAAATTTCCCACTGTCTCTAGCAGGAAACTCAATTTCAATTGTTTCTGGAAAAGGATCTAAGATTAATGTCCAAGATGTTCTTCTTATCTTTGTTAATAACATACTTCAAGTTCCTGGTGAAGGATATACTTTTGATGGAGGAAGTATTGTAACATTTACTGAAGGATTGAAGGTTGGTGATTCTGTTAGTATTATGTTCTATAAGGGAACAGGAGATATTGATGTAATCTTTAGAAATACAATTGAAACTGTTAAAAAGGGTGATACCCTTCAAATTAAACATGATGCATCACTTGGACAAGCATCATCTTTGGATGAAGATGAGAGAGTTGTGGATTTAATCAAATCTACAAATATAGTTCAAACTAATTCATATTCCGGACCTGGAAATACTAAAGATGTTACTTTAGAAAGACCAGTTGTTTGGTGCAAACAGACTGAAGACATATTTATTGATCAGATTGCTATTGGTAAAAATAGAGAACTTTATGAACCAGTCATTAATCCTAGTGCATATATTACAAAATCTGTTGGAGTTGGATCTACAGCAATATATGTTGATAGTTTGAGACCAACATTTGATTCTCAAAATGAGAATGATACTGATTTAACATTCCAAAAGAAAATTAAATTTATTTCACAAGATTCCAAAGTAAGTGCAGCTGCAACTGCTATTGTTACTGGATTGGGAACAATATCCTCAATATCTATTTCTAATGGAGGATCAGGATATGGTTCTGCTCCAGTAGTGACTATTGGAAGTACAGTTCAATCAGTTGGACTTGGAACGACAGCGACCGCAACATCATCTATTACTGCAGGAGTTGTTACAAGTATAACAATAACCAATGCTGGAACTGGATATACTAATACTAGTGCTCCTGTTGTTTTAATCGCACCACCATCACATAATACTGAAGAGGTATCTGTAAATACCTACTCTGGAGATAATGGTGTAATTGTTGGATTTGGGACAACCACTGTTGGAATTGGAACACAACTTATTTTTGATATTCACATTCCATATGATTCTTTCCTTAGAGATTCTAATATCGCAGGAACGGCATTAACAATTAGTTCTATTAGTAAAAATGATTACTTTGTTGTTAAAAATTCTAATGTTGGATCTAGCTCAACTTCTATATTATCCCTAGATGCCTCAGATAGCACAGTAGGACTAGGAACTGTTTTTGCAGATAATGTTTATGAAGTTGACAGTGCAGTTTCAATTTCCACAAGTATATCTGGAATTTCAACTTATGTACGTAGGGTGTTTGCCAAGGTAAATCAATTCAACTATGGATCCTCTGGAATTACAACCTCAGACTTCTTTGGATCATTTAGTTGGGGAAGAATTGACATAGCAGCAAGAAGTAAAGAAAATTCTTATTCTTCTTATGCAGAAGGATCTGGAATTTCAACTGCGACTATGGTCGTTAGATCAAACTTCCTAAAATTTAAAAATTATGATCTTTAATCTCTAATAAATAAAGAAAAAAAGTCCGTCAAATGGCTGCTATTATAACTGATCAGATTAGAATATTAAATGCAAAGAATTTTGTTGCTGGTGTTTCTAATGCCAGCAATTCATATTATTCTTTTATTGGATTGACTAATCCTGAAGATTATCAGGTTGATTGGGATATTGATCCACCATCACCTAAAGACAATTTTGATCAGGAAAATGATTATTGGGACACCATGGTGGCCTTGAAAAAAATCAATACTGCTGATGTAAGGCAAGTTGTACCCAAACTTGTTTGGTCCTCAGGAACAAGTTATGACATGTATCGTCATGATTATAGTAGATCCAATACTGCTGTAGTTTCCGGTTCAACATCACTATATCTGGCAAATTATTTTGTTATGAATAGTGATTTTAGGGTTTATATTTGTCTTCAAAATGGACTTGATGTAGATAATCCTTCCGGAAGACCATCTCTTGATGAACCAACATTTACAGATTTAGAACCAAGATCTGCAGGAACCAGTGGTGATGGTTATATTTGGAAATACCTTTTTAGTATTAAACCAAGCGATGTTGCCAAATTTGAGTCTACAGATTATCTACCTGTTCCATCAGATTGGGCAACTTCCACTGATAATGCTGCAGTCAGAGATAATGCAGTCGATGGTTCAATTAAAATTGTAACTGTTACTAATAAAGGTGTTGGACTTGGAACTGCAAACTCCACATACACATCCGTCCCAATTAAAGGTGATGGGTCAGGAGCAGAATGCACTATTATTATTGATGGAAATCAACAAGTAAGTGGGGTTACTGTTTCAAATCAAGGATCTGATTATACATACGGTAATGTTGATTTGGAAGCAGGCGGAGTTCCAACAGGAACAACAAGACCAACTTTTAATGTTATAATGTCACCTCAAGGTGGACATGGTGCAGATGTATATAGAGAATTGGGAGCATATAATGTTCTCATGTATTCTAGAATTGAAAATGATAACAACAATCCAGATTTTATAACTGGAAATCAAATTGCCAGAGTTGGTGTTGTAGAAAATCCTGAGCAATTTGGATCTTCAAGTATCCTCTCTGCAGATAAAGCCAGTGCTCTTGGAGCATTAAAATTAGTTGGATCTGGATATAGCACTGCAACATTTACTGCAGATTCGTATTTCACTCAAACAATATCCACAGGATCAACAGCTGTTGGTAGGGTTGTAAGTTATGATCAAAATACTGGAGTTCTTAAGTACTGGCAAGACAGATCTCTTGTCGGATTTAATACTGTAGGAACTGCTCAGACTCAACCTCAATATGGATTTAGTCTAGAGGAGTTTACATCATCTCCAGGAACAGGTGGAGCATTAACAATTACACCATCTACGGGAGTAAATTTGACTATTGATGAAAACTTCTCAGGTATATCTACGGTAATAAATAATCGTACATACTATCTTGGTCAAACCTTTGAGAGTGGTGTTGCCAACCCAGAGGTTAAAAAACATTCTGGTAATATAATTTACGTTGATAACAGACCATCTATTACAAGATCGTCAAACCAAAAGGAAGACATAAAAGTTATTTTGCAGTTCTAAAGAATTATGCCACAACAAACGAACCTCAATGTAGCTCCCTACTTTGACGATTTTGACTCCACGAACGATTATCATAAGGTATTATTTAAACCAGGATATCCTGTACAAGCTAGAGAATTAACTAGTCTTCAGTCTATTCTGCAAGACCAGATTGAAAAATTTGGTCAACATTTTTTTAAAGAAGGTGCTAAAGTAATTCCAGGAAATACTGGATATAACCAAATATATTATTGTGTTCAATTAGAGAATGCATTTCAAGGGGTTCCTGTATCTGCATATGCCGATCAGTTAATTGGAACAAAAATAACTGGGCAAAGGTCTGGAGTAACTGCTTTTGTAGATTCTATTCTACAACCAGAAGATTCTGAGAATGGAAATCTTACACTTTACGTAAACTACCTCTCTTCTAGCACATCAAACAATTCATCTCAAACATTTTTGGATGGAGAGCAAATTTCTTGCAGTGAAATTATTTCTTCAGGTTTACTTGGAAACACCACTATTGCTGCAGGATCTCCATTAGCATCAACAATTGAAACTGATGCCTCTGCTATTGGTTCTTCTTTTCAAATAGATAATGGAGTTTATTTTATAAGGGGAAATTTTGTATCTGTAAATAAAGAAACTTTAATTTTAGATCAATATTCAAATAATCCTAATTATAGAATTGGACTATTTGTAAATGAAGAAATCATAAATGCAGATTTAGATGAAACTCTTAATGATAATTCTCAAGGGTTTAATAATTATGCAGCTCCAGGTGCAGATAGACTTAGAATTAGTGTAAGTTTATTTAAAAAAGCACTTGATGATTTTAATGATAATAATTTTATATTGCTCGCCACAGTAATTAATGGTGTTCTTCAAACTGAATCTAGAAAAACTATCTTTGGTGGTAGTATTGGATTTAATGATTTAACTGATACTCTTGCTAGAAGAACTTTTGATGAATCTGGACATTATTATGTAAAACCATTTGATGTTACAGTTTTAAACTCTTTAAATGATAGAGTTGGTAATGGTGGTATTTTTAATACGGGGCAGTTTACTCCAGGTGGAGTAACTCCTAGTAATGATCTTAGTCTATATAAAATCTCCCCAGGAAAAGCATATGTTAAAGGATATGAAATTGAAACCTTAAATGCAATTTACTTGGATGTTAATAAACCAAGAACGACAAGAACTATTGAAGATCAAAATATAATTTACAATACAGGTCCAACACTTAGGTTGAATAGGGTTCATAGAACACCTACAGTTGGTCTTGGTAATACTTATTTTGTAAGTTTGAGAGATCAAAGAGTTGGAAGTAGTTCAGAAACTCTTCCAGGAAATGAAGTTGGAGTTGCAAGAATATATGACTTCAAATTAGAGTCTGGATCATATAGTACATCTAATACAAACGAGAATGAGTGGAACCTTGCTCTCTATGATGTTCAAACAATTACGGATATTGCATTAAATCAGGCACATACTTTATCTATCCCAACATTTGTCAAAGGTGATAATAGTGGAGCTACTGGTTTCTTAAGACATGCAGTTTCTGCTGGAACGGCAATTACGGTCTATGAGACCAGTGGAACATTTATACCAAATGAAAAACTCACCTTTAATGGAATTCAAAATGGAAGAATTGCTATTGCTATTACTGAGCATGGACTTTCTGATGTCAAGTCAATATATGGAACAAATAATGGTATAGTTGGAGTTAATACTTTCAGTGCTGATGTAATCCAATCTAATAAATTCTTAGTTGGTATTGCTACAGTAAGTCCACTTTCAAGTGGTGTAAGTACAATAAGAAGTGCAAATCCATCATTCCCAGGAAATATTGTAAAAGAAAATGATCTTATTCAATATAGTGACACCACACCAGGACTAGACGGAGATCCTATTATTGGTAGAGTTACTAGTGTAGGAACAACCCATATTTCTGTAGAAGGAGTTACTGCAGTAACTGGAATTTCAAGTGGATTCCTTCCAGCATCAACTTTAAGTGTGACTGATCTTAAAGTTCTTACAACAAACTTAGCACCTTCATCCGGAAATTCTCTATTCACCCCCTTAACAAAAGTCAATGTTTCTAATGTAGATCTTGCAGAAGCTTCTTTAGTTATTAGAAAGACTTTTACTGTAAATATTGTAAGTAATGAATTATCTACACAAGTTGTATCCAGTGCTAATGAGACTTTCCTTCCCTTTGATGAAGAGAGATATCTTTTAGTTAGATCTAATGGAGTTACAGAAGCATTAAGTGGAGATAAATTTGATATCTCTACGACTGGAAATACTTTACAAATTCGTAATTTGGGTGCAAATGATACTGGTGCCACTTTAATTGCAACACTTAGAAAAGTAAAACCAAAAGCAAAGGAAAAAATTAAAAACAGAGTAAATTCTGTTACTATAAATCTGTCAAAACTTGCAGGATCTGGAATTGGTGCTACCACTTTAAATAATGGTCTTACATTTGGAAATTATCCTTTCGGAACTAGAGTTGAAGATGAAGTTATTTCATTGAATGTTCCAGATATTATTGAAATTCATGGTATTTTTGAATCTTCTGATACAAATTCACCATCTTGTCCTCAAGTTTCTCTTCAATCATTAAATACCCAGTCAACTACAACTGCAGAATTGTTGATTGGTGAGCAACTAATTGGGCAAACAAGTGGTTCTGTTGCTATAGTTGCAGAAAAATTAAATGATTCTTCAATCTCTTTCCTCTACAAAAATGAAATTGCATTTATTGAAGGAGAAACTTTAGAGTTCCAAGAATCAAGTGCATCTGCATTAGTATCGACTCTTTCAACTCCTAGTTTTAATATATCATCAAACTACACATTTAAAACTGGACAAGAAGATACTTTCTATTCTCATGGTAGAGTAAAGAGAAAGAGTGACTCTTCTGCTCCATCTAAGCAAATAAAAGTTTATTTCTCAAGTGCTTCATATTCTAGCACTGATGATGGAGATATAACAACTGTTAATTCATATGGACAGTTTGATTATAGTGATGAAATTAAATCCGTAGATATCTATAGAAACTCTGATATTATTGATATCAGACCAAGAGTTTCTAATTATACTGCGACTGAAGGGTCTAGATCACCTTTAGAATTCTTAGGTAGATCATTTAATGGATCTGGACAATCTGCAGCAAATGTATTGGCTTCTGATGAAGCAATTCTGACAGATGTTTCATACTATCAAGGAAGAGTTGATAGAGTATTTTTATCAAAAGATGGAAAATTCCAAGTTGTATATGGAACGCCATCAGATAATCCACAGAGACCAGACCCTGTTAATGATGCGATTGAAGTTTGCAGAATTAATCTTCCTGCATATCTATATCGTCCGGAAGATGCAAAATTATCTTTTATGCAACATAAGAGATTTAGAATGGAAGATATCAAGGAACTTGAAAATAGAATCAAGAGTCTTGAATATTACACAACTCTTTCCCTCTTAGAAAAAGAAACTGCAAATCTTTTCATTGCTGATAGTGAAGGACTGAATAGATTTAAGTCTGGATTCTTTGTCGATAATTTTAATGATTTCCTAGCACAAGATAGTTCATTCAAACTCAATAATGCAATTGATAGAAAATATAATGAACTGAGACCAAGACATTATACAAACTCTGTTGATATGATTTTTGGTCCAGTTGTTGATACAGATCCAACTGAAGACTTAAACTTCAATATAGTTGAAGGAAATAATGTTAGAAAACAAAATGATGTTTTAACACTTGAGTATGCCGAAGTTGAATATATCAAACAAAATTTTGCTACTAGAACTGAGAGTGTTACTCCATTCTTAATTAGTTTCTGGAATGGAACTCTTGAACTTACACCTGCATCTGATAATTGGGTAGATACTGCAAGACTTGAAGCAAAAATTATTGAAACAGAAGGTAATTATGTAGAAACATTTAATGATGCTGTTGAAGCTGGAACTATTGATCCACAAACTGGATTTGGTCCTATGATATGGGATTCTTGGGAAACTAACTGGACTGGTGTTGATGTAGTTGAATCAACTAGAACAAGAGTGATTCAAAATGGTCCTGATA